AATGTGTCTGGATGATTTCAGATATGCACTTATGAAAAAGAGTCTGGAACGAATTGGATTCTCATATGAGAACAAAAATATAAAACTAATACGTCCATCCGATAAGATAAAAATAGAACCTGTCATTGACAGTGCTTTTACGAATCATAATATTATTTTTGGTGACTGTATGATTATGAGATGGTATACAAGGAATACCAAAAAGGTTATATCAAAAAAATATGGCAATTATGAATACGGAAAGATAGAAGAAAAAAGTCGTAAAACGGATGGATTTTTTGCTTTTGTGGCGGCTATGACAGAACACGAACTGATCCCAGAAACGAGTATGGGAGGGGTGCTGCCATTATTTACAATGTAACGGAGGTACAGCATTGAGGACAAACTTTAATGAACTATTTTTGAGGGCATTTCTGAAGAAAAAATCACTCAGCCTGAAAGATCCAGTCGAGGAGATATTTTCTGAAATAGTATTCAAGGAACTTTCAACAGCATGTGCTATCAATATCATTGCAAATACAATAAGCAAATGCGAGTTTAGGACTTTTGTAGATGGTGAGCCTGTTAAACATGATGAGTATTATTTATGGAATATAGAGCCAAATCAGAACCAAAACAGTAGTGATATGCTGCAACAGTTTATAACAAATCTTTGTTATGACAATGAAGCACTGATTGTGGAGGTTAATGGGAATTTATATGTAGCTGATAGTTTTTCCCGGAGAAGGTATGCGTTATATGATGATTTGTTTAGCAATATCGTTATAGGGAATATAACCTTGCAGACAACCTTTCCTGCAAGTGATGTAATTTACTGTGAACTGAATAACATTGATGTCCGCCGCAGGCTGGAAGGCAGTTATACAAGCTATGGGCAAACGGTTGTAAAGGCAGTGCGTGATGTAATTCGCGCAAATGGGCAAAAAGGGATTCTTGATATTGACGCAACAACACAGATGCGTCCTAAGTTTACTGAGGAACTGGATATATTAATGAATCAAAGGTTTAAACCGTTTTTTGAGTCGAATCAGGCTGTGCTGCCATTAACGCAGGGATATAAGTATACAGATGTTACCAAAGGAACGCCACCCAGCCCGTCAGACTTAAATGAGAGAATTAATTATGAGTTTGAGATGGCTGGCAGGGCATTCAGAATACCTAAAGCAATTATGCTGGGAGATGTTTCTGATGTGGAGAAGATAACAAAAAATTTTCTTACTTTTGCAATAGATCCGCTTGCAGATAAGATTGGCGAGGAGATTACCCGTAAAAGATATGGAATACACCAGTATGTGAAGGGGTGCTATTTAGACGTAAACACAAACTGTATCCAGCATATTGACATTTTCGAACAGGCTGTAAACGCCGATAAACTTTTGGCTTCAGGGCTGTACTGCATTGATGAGCTTCGCACTAAGCTGGGAGATATAGCAATCGGAAAAGACTGGTCGCAGAAACATTATATTACTAAGAATTATGAAGAAGCAGAGGCAATGAAGCATCTTTAGGGTGCATCTGAATATGTGGAGGTGAAGCATGAAACAGAAACAGGTACATTATGCACTGCATCAGCAGGAGGGAAGCAGTATCCATAAACTGTACATATATGATGATGTAAAAGAACATGGAGATTTTGACTGGTGGACGTGGGATTATACGGAAAGTGAGACAAGTGCCGAATATTTTCGAAAAGCACTGGCAGAAATCCCGGAAACAGATGTGATAGAGCTGCATATAAACAGTTGTGGCGGCAGTGTAAAAGAAGGCGTTGCAATCTATAACCAGTTAAAACAAAAGAAATGCCGTGAGATCGTTGCATATGTGGATGGGTATGCATATTCTATCGCTTCTGTGATTATGCAGGCAGCAGACAGGCGTGTCATGGGACTGGGGACAAGCATTTTAATACATAATATGTGGATGACGGTATCTGGAAATGCAGAACAGTTGCGAAAAGCAGCAGATGACTTGGATGTTCTTATGGAGGCAAACCGTGCAATTTACTTGGAACGTGCGAAAATTTCGGAGGATGAGCTGATAAGCATGATGGATGCTGAAACATACCTGACACCAGAACAGGCAGTTGAGAAAGGGCTTGCTGATGAAGTATTGAAAACGGATAAGGATGTGTCAGACAAGAGTATGGAACAGATGCAGCAGCACATAACAGAGCTGCAAAACCAGTTAAGGCAGCAGAGTTCTTTTAAAAAGGAACTGGCGCAAATACACAGTCAGATGATGGAGAAAGATCAGGAACAAACGCAAGACGGTACAAAGGGCATAACAGTCAAATCAGATCAGACTGAAAGAAAGACAAATGTTGCAGAATTATTCAGGCGGGTGGCACAGATTAAAGTAAAGGAGATGTAAACTATGAAATCAAAAGATGTATTGGTACAGATGCGCATGGAAAAGGCGCAGAAGCTGAACGAGGCAATTTCAACAAATGACCCGGAACAGGTTGCACAGGCAATGGCAGATATGGCAGCAAGCATACAGGAGGAGGTGCTTGAAGCAGCAAAACATATTACAAACGTAGAGCAGCTTGATGCGCAGGCGTTGACTGCGCGCGGTCTGCGCCAGCTGACCAGCGCTGAAAAGAAATATTATGAGTCACTTATTTCAGCAATGAAGAATCCAGATCCGAAACAGGCATTGAGCAGCCTTGATGTTGTAATGCCTGAAACGATCATTGAGAGTGTGTTTGAGGATATTCAGAATGAACACCCTGTGTTGAATCATATAACATTCCAGAATACTACAGGTGTAATCAAATGGATACTTAATAAAAATGGAAAACAGAAGGCAAAATGGGGTAATCTTACCGCAGAGTTTACAAAGGAACTGGAAGGGTGTTTCGAGGAATTTGATACAGCTCTTTATTCACTCATGGCGTTTTTGCCAGTACATAAATCTATGCTCGACCTTGGTCCAACATGGCTTGATGCCTATGTAAGGGCAGTTATTAAAGAGGCAAATGCAGTAGGTCTTGAGGAGGGAATTATTGCCGGAACAGGCGTTGATATGCCGATTGGCATGATGAAGGACATTGAAGCAAGCCACAAGGACGGAGAGCCATACCCGGACAAGGAAGCAGTTGTCATTACTTCCTTTTCGCCTGCGGAATATGGGGAAATTGTCTCAAGGCTTGCGGTAAGCAGAAACGGAATGCCGCGTAAAGTAAGCAGCCTTCTCATGGTAGTAAATCCAGTTGACTATTTTATAAAAATAATGCCAGCGACTACGGTTCAGCGTCCTGATGGGACATATGCAAATAATGTACTGCCGTTTCCAACAGTGGTTGAGCAGAGTACAGAAGTTCCACAGGGCAAAGCAGTGATTGGTATTGCCGCGAATTATTTTATGGGACTTGGTGCAGGCAGTAAAGAGGGTGTGATCCAATATGATGACAGTGTGCGGTTCATGCAGAACCAGCGGGTATATGCATCATTTTTATATGGGAATGGCAAGCCTACAGATAATAATTCATTTCTTGTCCTTGATATCAGCAACCTCAGCCCGGCAGTATATCCAATTCGGATGATTGCAGATAGTACAGCTCCAGAACCCAATACAGTTAGTCTGGCACTCGAAAAACACACAGCGGATACATTGAACAGTATGACCGTAGCACAGATTGAAGCACTTGCTGCAAAACGGGGATATACGCTGACTGGCAACAATAAAGCTGAAAAGATAGATTCTTTTCTGGATCAGCAGGACATTCAATAAATAAAAGGCAGGGAGGGTATTGGCAATATGGTTGATGACATCTTGCACACAGTATTAAATGAACTTGACATTACATATCAGGATGATGCGCAGGAAATGAAGATCAGCCGCCTGATCAGGAGCGGAAAAGCCTATCTTGATGACAGATATGGAGCGCCCATAGATTATTGTACAGATGCGCAGGCACTGGAACTGCTTATATCCTACTGCCGATATGGACGCAGTAATGCCATAGAACAGTTTGGGCATGATTTTGCCTGTGAAATAACAGCATTATCACTTAGAGGTGCTATGGAAGCAGGACAGGATGGCGATTCCAATGAAACCTAAATTTGAAGAATTTAATGACGGATATGCTGGATTTTATAAAGAAAATGATGAAGGTGAGCTTGTAAGGGCAATTGATTACGCTCTGCGGTTTGGAGAGGAAAATATAAGCTTTTCACGTCATTATGCTGCAAGAACGGTTGATAAACTTATTGACAGGATGATACATGTACCTTTGTCACCTGACAGGCTGGAAACAGACTGGTATGTGTTGATTGGGGAGGAACAGTATCATATTGAGAAGGTAGACCTATATAAAAAAAACCTTCCGCCAATATTAAAGCTTACCCTGAAACGAATTGGAAAGCAGAAGAGAAAGCTGATCGCAGCGGGGATTATGAAAAAACAAGGTAAGGGAGAAAGCGGCGTATGAATACAAATACAGCCAGTGTGCAGATCAATGAACTGGATACAGCGCTGGTTAAAATATTGACGGATTATACTGATGATGTATGCAGGGCAGTTGATATCTGTGCTAGGAAAAGCATGAAGGAACTTGTTGAGGAAACAAAAAGGGATGCACCTTATAACAGTCATAGTTCAAAAAAGCATTATCGTGAATTGATATCAAGCCGCAGGGAAAAAATGGGGACTTACAGAACAGCTTATACGTGGTATGTGAAAGCACCAAAATACAGACTGGCTCATCTTTTGAATAATGGTCATGTAGTCAGGAACGGTGGAAGGATAGTTGGCAGATATAAGGGAGACCAGCATATTACAAAGAATGCGGATTCTGTCATAGCAAATTACAAAAGGCAGGTAAAGGAGGCGGTTGGAAATGCTGGACATTAGAGACTGGCTTAATACGACAGGTATTGCTTTCGAAAATACAGTGTGGAAAAAAACTCCCGAATATCCTTATGGTGTATTTCTGGATGAATCTGACACAAGAGGCGCAGACGAGAAACTTTTTATAAAGGAACATGATTTAAATATTGAGATTTACTCAGATACACAGAAGGGAATTACATGTGCAGAGGAGAGCATTGACAGATTTCTGTGCGGCAGAGGTGTTGGATATACACATCTTGGACGGGAGTGGGACGATCAGGAAAACCATTTTCAGAGCAGCTATCATTTCAGTTTAACGGAAAAGTTGGAGGATTGACATGGAGAAAGACAAAATTATATTAGGGTCCGGGAAATTATATTGTACAGAATTTACGGGAGAGTTGCCAGCGGACAGCGATATTGAAACAGATGATAAACGGCTGGGATACATCAAAGGCGGGGCTACAATAACCTATAGTCCGTCTTTCTATGAGGCAAAGGATGATTTGGGTGTTGTTACCAAGAAAATCATCACAGAGGAGTCCGCAAGTTTTAAATCAGGAATTATGACTTTAAACGCTAAGAGACTTTCGGTATTGTGCAATACTGGCAGGGTATCGGAGAAGGATAATATCAGGATGCTCAAAATTGGGGGAGTAGGCAATTTTGATGGGAAAAAATATTTGATACATTTTGTTCACGAAGATCAGGCTGATGGAGATATCCGAATTGATATTGTAGGTACAAACGAGGCAGGATTTACGCTTTCTTTTCAGAAAGACACAGAAACAGTCGTTGATGCGGAATTTAAATGTCAGTCTATGGACAAGGAAGGCACCCTGATTCTGTATCGTGAGCAGATTACGAAAACAAGTCAGGAGGGCGGAACTGTAACAGAAAAAGGAGGGAGTGCGGTATGAGGGAATTAAATTTCAGGTCATCCAAGAAGAACTATCTTCCAGTAGTTTTTGAAGATAACACGAAAATTTTAGTCAAAACACCTACAAAGGGACTTGTGGAAAGGCTGGCTACCTTATCTGAGAGCCTTGGGGAACTTGAGCACAGTGCAAACAGTTCAGAGGCGCTTGGGACTGTTTTTGAACTTGCTTCACAAGTTATGAGCAATAATGTAGGTAAGAAGGAAATAACAAGTGATTATCTTGAAGAGATGCTTGACCTGCAGGATATCCTGATGTTTTTTGACGAGTATACGAAATTGATAGATGGTATAAATGAAATAAAAAACTAGAAATCCCCTTTTATCCAGTTGAGGAGGAGGGGGGTCATGGTTACATAATTAAATCCGTATGGGAAAAGCTGGTTGCGGATTATACAGGGCTTAATTTCAATGAGATTGAACAACTTGATTATCTTGACTACCTTCAATACAGACGTGATGCATTTATTTACAGCAGGCAGCAGACGGAAAAAGGGCGTGAATATCTTGAGAATGCGTGGAGACTGACGCAGACAGAGCCGGATAAGGATAAACTGAGAGATAAGTTTGGAGGGTGAACAGGATGTCTCAGAGGGTTTATGGTCTTACAGTTGAAATAGGTGGTGATACTACAAGCCTGAAAAAAGCGTTGAATAATATAAACGCAACAAGTAAATCTCTTAAAACAGAGTTAAATTATGTGAATAAGGCTCTGAAGCTGGACCCCGGAAATATTGAGCTGACCAGACAGAAACAGCAGATTTTAAATGATGTGATAGCTGCTACAAAAGATAGGCTGGATGCAATGAAACAGGCTCAGGAACAGGCACAACAATTAATGCGCGAAGGGACTGAGGTAAACCAGGAAGAGTATAGACGCTTGCAGCGCGAGATAGTATTTGCGCAAAATGAACTGCAGGAGTACCAAAATGAGCTTGCGCATACTGAAAACAGTCTTGCAAGAATTGGCGACAGCATATCTGGCGTTGGTGGAAAAATAACAGACATGGGTAATGCATTAATGCCGGTCACAGCAGTTATTACAGGACTTGGGGTAGCTGCAGTAAAAACAGCAGCGGATTTTGATTCATCTATGTCGCAGGTACAGGCAACAATGGGGATCACAAAGGATGCCATAGCTGAGGTTGACGGACAAACTGTTAATACAATGGATACATTGTCAACTCTGGCGAAAAAGATGGGAGCAGAGACATCCTTTTCTGCAAGTGAGTGTGCTGAGGCATTAAATTATCTGGCACTGGCAGGATATGATACACAGAAAATGTGTGATACCCTGCCAACAATCCTTAATCTGGCAGCGGCAGGAAGCATTGATCTTGCATCTGCGTCGGATATGGTTACAGATGCAATGTCCGCACTTGGCATGGAAATATCAGAAGCGGCATTGATGGTTGACCAGATGGCGAAAACGGCTTCCATTACGAATACGTCTGTTGCACAGCTTGGAGAGGGTATGCTTACCATTGGTTCCACAGCAAAAAGCCTGAAAGGAGGAACGGCTGAGCTAAGTACAGCCCTTGGAATCTTAGCAAATAATGGCAAGAAAGGCGCCGAGGGAGGAACACATTTAAGAAATATTATAATATCCCTTCAGAATCCAACAGAGCAGGCTGCGGAATGTTTGAAAACGCTTGGTGTAAATGCGTATGACAATGAAGGGAAGATGAGGAGCCTGAATAAAATTCTTCAGAACCTCAATACCAGTATGGACTCAATGACTGACCAGCAGAAAAGTAATATTATTAATACGATTTTTAATAAGACAGATATATCATCGGTTAATGATCTGCTGGCAAATACAGGAGCTGTGTGGGATGACCTGCAGCAGTCTATTATAGACAGCAGTGGTGCTGCTCAGCAAATGGCAGATACGCAGCTTGACAATTTAAAAGGGCAGCTGACTATCTTAAAATCGGCGCTGGAAGGACTGGCAATCAGTATCGGTGAAATTCTTATGCCCGTAATAAGAAATATTGTTGCCCATATTCAGGCGCTTGTTGATAAGCTGAACAATATGAGTGATGCGCAGAAACGCATAGTTGTGGGAATTGCGGCTGTAGTAGCGGCAGCTGGTCCGGCATTGTTGATAATAGGGAAAATACTGAGTCTGGGCGGTGCACTGCTTACTGGAATAGGAAAGTTTCACGGGGTGATTACGAAGCTACAGACAGTAATATTAGCTGCAAATACTACTGTAGGCGGTGTGTTTGCACAAGGAATAGGAAAAGCAGCAGCCAGTATCAAAGGCATGGGTGCTGCTTTATCATCCACAATTGCCCCGCTTTTGCAAATGGCAGCGCCGATACTGCCTATCGTGGCGGCTGTAGGTGCCCTTATTGCTGTAATCAAACATTTATGGGATACAAATGAGGAGTTCCGAAATAAGATCATGGAGATCTGGGGCAGTCTTATGGAGCGGGTGTCACAGTTTGTACAGGATTACAAATCACGCCTTGAAGAGCTGGGTATAGATTTTGAGTCTGTAGTAGCATCTATGCAGGAAGCTTGGGATGCTTTTTGCAGTCTCCTAGCGCCTGTGATTGAAGGTGTTTTTGCACAGATAGTAAATACAGTAAGTGCGGCTTTGGATGTACTGACAGGGGTTCTGGATGTATTTATTGGACTGTTTTCGGGCAACTGGAACCAGTTTTTCCAAGGTATCGGGGAGATAGCCGAAGCTGCCGTAAATTATATTTTAAATAAGTTTGCAATCATAGGAGAAACAATCTTAGGGATTTTTGGCATATCGAGTGAAGCGGTTGAAACCACATGGGAGGAGATGTGGGAATATTTAAAAGAACTTCCCGGAAAGATCTGGGATGAGATTGCAGGAAGCTGCCGTAATGCTTTTGATGGGATAATCGGATTCTTTCAGGACACATGGAATAATATTGTTAATTTTTTTGAACAGGGGATTCCAGAATTTATAGATAATGTTGCACAGTGGCTGGCAGATTTACCCTATAACATTGGTCTTGTCCTTGGCACGCTAATAGGAAAGATCATCGTATGGAAGGAGGAAATGAAGAAAAATGCAGGGGAAGCTGTCAGGGGATTTGTTAAAGAGGCAATAGATAATATCAGGGAGTTTCCAGATAGAATCAGGGAATGGTTTGACAATACTATCAAAAGGGTTCTCGAGTGGAAAGAGACTATGAAAAAGCAAGCTGGAGAGGCTGCAGATGGATTTATCAAAAGTGCAATAGACTACATCAAGGAACTTCCAGATAAGATTAAGGAATGGTTTGATAATGTGATCGAAAAAGTACTTGAATGGAAAGACAACCTGAAGCAAAAGGGAAGAGAAGCGATTGACGGATTTATTCAAAATATCATTGAAGGCGCGAAATCCATACCTGAGAAATTACCGGAAATAGGAAAAGCAATTGTTGATGGCATTTGGAAAGGCATAAAAGATGCGAAGGACAACTTTGTGAAAAAGATAGAAGATTTCTTTGCAGGATTGGTGGACGGCGTGAAGTCAGTTCTGGGGATTGCAAGCCCGTCTAAAGTTATGGCAAAAGAAGTGGGGCAATGGATACCAAAGGGAGTGGCTTCGGGGATTGATGAAGCTGGAAATGCTGTTGATGAATCAATGGACAGGATGTTTGAGGGAATAAGCAAGAGAAACAAGACAGGCTTTAACTTTTTACCAGAAACTGACGGAATAAACATGGTAAATGTTCCAGCAGATTCTTATGCAAATATTGATATGAGTATACTGAATGAAATAGCAGGAATATTGGATACGATCTGCGGATGTATGCCGGAATTGATTACGGCAGCAGGGAGCCGCAAAGAAATATATCTGAAAAAGGGTGTACTGGCAGGGGAGATTGTGAATGAATTAGATAACCAGATAGCGCGTATCCAGAGGAGAAAAGAAAGGGGATAGAATGAAAAATGGAGCGGCAGAGAGGTATTCGTTTTTATAATGATGCAGATATTGATTTCCATACAGGAGATATGGAAATGACTATGACTAATAAGGTTATAAATCTGCCGGAAGCCAGAATAAGTTCATTGGATATCCCGGGCAGGGATGGGGTGCTTGATATATCTGCGGCTGTCGGACGTACACGGTATAAGAACCGTATACTTGTTTTTAATTTTGTAATTGCAGAAGCAGACAGCATGGCAGCTGAAAGAACACTGCAGAAGCTTGCATCCTGTATCCATGGCAAAAGGATGAATATCATCGAAGATGATGATCCGACACATTTTTATATGGGGCGTTGTGCTATAAGTTCAGTAGGGACAGAACCGCATGTTATCAAATTTAATGTAACTTGTGATTGTGATACATATCGGTATGACTGCTATGATAATGGATTGTGGGAATGGGACAGCTTTGATTTTGAGAATGACATAGCAACGGATTATGACGATATTGTTTTTAATGGAAGCATAGATGTGCTTGTTGTTGCTGGTGATAAAATAGTATTTCCAACATTTATATGCTCAGATGATATGAGTGTAGAACACAATGGAGTGATATACCAGTTAAACAGAGGAAGTAATTTGACTGAGCTAGTACTGGATTCAGGAATAAATACACTGATATTCAGGCGGGATGGAGAGGGGACAGTCAGCATCAGATACAGGGGAGGATATTTATAATGTATCTGATTGAGTTTGATAATGACGGAGTGTGTGGAAAAATTTTAGACCAGCGGTATGATAATGATGTAATTTCAGCAATCCTTAATATAGGGTATAACGTAGCTGGAAGCCTTACAGTCAGCATTCCATTCAATCATGCAAACTTTAATAAAATACACGGGTTGTCAACGTTGATAAAGGTTTACAGACTGAATGGAACTGGCAGGAAGTGGATGTTTTCGGGTCGTGTTACTACGGCAGATGAGGACTTTTACAGGACAGGTACGTTTGTCTGTGAAGGTATCCTTGCGATGCTGTGTGACAGCATTGTCAGAAAATATGAATTTCAGGGAACGCCGATAGATTATGTTCGTCAGCTCATTGAACAGCATAATTCACAGGTTACAGAAGATAAACAGTTCATCATACGCACACTCGATATTGCCGATGTGGACAGCAATAATAATATCGTAAGGTCAAGCAGCCAGTATCCTAATACTATGAATGAACTTACAGACAAAGTAATTGATCCGCTGAAGGTCTATGTATCTGTTGAAGATGTTGATGGAAAATACATGATTGATATTATGCAGAGTATAAGCGACAGAAACAGCCAGCCAGTAGAACTGGGTGGGAATATGATAAATCTTGTACAGACGAAAGAAATGAGTGATATCAAAACAGTGATTATCCCACTTGGCTGTGAGGCAGAAGATGGCAGCAGACTGACAGTTAATGATGTGAACAATGGTCTGGATTACGTATATGATCAGGAGGCTGTAAACCGATATGGTGTGATAGTCGGAATAGTTGAATTTGACGATATTACGCTGCCTGAGAATCTGCTGCGTAAAGGCAGAGCATATCTTAAAGAGTGTATAAATCCAGTACAGACAATAAAAATAGATGCAGTTGATATGGCACTTTGTGACAGTGATGTAAAAAGTATAGAGCTTGGGTGGACGCATGTGCGTTCTGATATTCACGGTATTGATTCTGAAATGCTGCTGGTAGAGATGAATATTGACTTAATTTATCCTGAAAATAATACATATACGCTTGGAAGTACAGCATTGACCAGTACTTCAATGAATACATCAAGGGTAAGGGAAATAAGCAGGAAAGTACAATCAATTCGAACAAATGTAAGTAAAAGGATTGAAGATGCTGTTAAGAATGCAACGCAGCTTATAACAGGTGCCAAGGGGGGCTATGTTATTCTTGATGGCGATAATAATGGTTATCCAGAACGGATTTTGATAATGGATAATATGGATAAGACGCTTGCGCGAAATGTACTGCAAATCAATAAGAATGGTATTGGATTCAGTACAGATGGAATAGATGGAGCATATAAGAATGCATGGACGATAGACGGAAATTTTCTGGCGGATTTTATTACGGCTGGAACCATGCTTGCTGACCGTATACGTGGTGGTAATTTAGAAGCCGGCGGCGAATGTGATGGTGTAATATCAGTATTAGATGCCGAAGGAAATATAGTAGCAACGATGACCAAGGACGGAGTAGATGTAAAGAAGGGAAGCATTTCAGGAGCATCTATTACATCAGAAAATGGCACCCAATGGGTGAAGATAAGCGCAGGTTCTATTATGGTGGGACATGAAAGTACGGTTACAGGTAAAATTAATTTCGTTAAAGGCGGATTAGAGTTTAGGGGAAATTCCTTGAATTTTTGCATGGATACAATTAACTGCGGAACCAGCATGAATGATACATCATTGGAAAAAGCATATACAGGAGATATAAAGTATTCAGTAAAACAAACAAATGGAAGCATTAAAAATATTGTCATGGAATTTAGAAATGGGATACTAATGGATAATGGAGACCTAGCGGAGGCGAGAGGATAATGGCAAACATAACATCGTATCTAACAAGTATACTAAACGCGAGATTTGGTAGGGATGTTCGGCAAACCATACATGATGCTATTTCTGCTGTAAACAACAGCGCAGAAGGTTCTGCGGCGGTAGCTGAGGAAAAAGCATCTGAGGCGAACACGAGTGCAGCCGCAGCAAAAGTTTCCCAGACAGCATCGGAAGCAGCAAGGACACGGGCTGAAAAAGCAGCGGATGAAGCAAATAAAAGCAAGAATGCAGCTATTGCGGCAGAACAGACAGCAACAAGAAAGGCTAATGAAGCTGCTGTGAGTGCAAATACCGCAGTCGAGGCAGAAAGAGCAGCAACACAGACAAGCAATACAGCTATTCAGGTGCTGTCAGATGTAGTGCGTAAGATTGCAGAGGGATTTTTTAATGGACCCAAGGGTGATAAAGGCGACCGGGGCGAAAAGGGCGATCAGGGCGAAAAAGGTGATAAAGGTGATCAGGGCGAAAAAGGCGAT